TTATTTGGAAATGGTGAAACTTCCCAGTCCGTTCTTTTATTTCCGTGACTATTTGGTTTCTTGTCCGTGTTTTCAACAATTCCTTAAGCCCACGCCTTAGCGCTTCGTCTTGAATAAACATGATCATGCTTTAAAAGGGTAAATCGTCGTTTGAAACTAGGGGCGCAGTTTGTGGGGCTACGTATGGTTCAGAAAAAGATGCGCTAAAATAACTATTTCCATTACTTGACGTCTTAACCCAAAGGGCTACTTCCATTTCTTTTCCGTTTACGTTTACTTTACCTCTGTAATCAGGGTGCTTGTCGCTCGTCTTTTTGTCGTTTTTAAAGATTGCTCCAGTGTTTAACTTGTTTTCCATTGTATTTAATTTAAAAGGTTACTAATTATTGCTGCTATGATTAATGTTAGAACTACTGACATCAGTACAATAGTTCCATAAGCAGCCATTTCTTCACGTCTGTCGTCTTTGTTTAGTTTCATTGTTCTTGTTGTTTAAAGGTTTCTATTCGTTTTTTTGATATATTAATTGCATTTTCGTCTAAGTCAATTCCTATGAAGTTTCTATTCAATTTCATAGCAGCTAAAGCACTTTGTCCAGTTCCTAAAAAACAATCTAAAACGACATCATTTTCTTTTGTGCTTAATGCAATACAAGTTTCAGGTATTTCAAGCGGAAAGCCACTATGTCCAAACTTAGATTTTGTTTCCTTTCTACCAAATTCAACTTGAGCTTTTGCACCACTATTAAAGGGTATTTCCCAAACATTACCTACATTTTTCGTTTTAAATATTTGTGGGTTTAAATTAAATGCGTCTTTCTTATTCATATCAACGCCATCCGAAGTGTGCCTCAACATAAAAATATACTCGCATTGATTAGTTAATTGCCTATTCGTGTTAGCTGGTTGTTGATTATACCTATACCAAATTATTGTGTCGTGCAATTTAAACATAAGTATCTCTGTAGCTATTTGCATTAACTCAAATGCTCTAATTGTTATTTCGGAATCATTAATAACATTCAAGTAAAAAGTGCCATTTGGTTTTAGAACTCTTTTAATTTCTTTAAACCATTGTTCAGACCACCTTAAGTATTGTGCATAAGAATTAAAATATGCTTCATATCCAAAACCTTTCCAATAAGGAGGGCTCGTAATAACGCAGTCAATAGAGTTATCCTGAAGCTCTTTTAGTTTTTCGATAACTTCTCCGTGTATTATTTTCATTGGTCTTGTTTAAAGGTTTTTACTTCGTCTTTTAGTCGTTCTACATATAAAGTCGCGTCCATTAGTTCGTCTTGTAGGTGTGTAAGCCATTCTAAGGCGCTCAGGTCGTTTCTTTCTAGCGTAGTATTGTATTTCATTATTCCGAGTTTCGAACGTTCGTTAAAACGCGCCAAAACACGTAACACTATTTTGTCTTCTATTTGCTGGTTCATAGGAAATTATAAAGGGTTTCGTAATACTCGCGGCATAGTTCGACGCGTTCTTTTATTTGTTCTATTACTTCGTCGTCACGTTCGACCTCAAAGACTTTAACACGGCGGTTGTCGGGTATATGGTCGAAGTTGTGGCGTTTCTGTACTTCGTCGATTAGGTTTAGATCTTCTTCTAGCAAATGAGCGTTCCAGTGCGCGCGTCTTATTTCGTCTTGAACCATGTCTAGCGGTGTATTGACTAGGCAGTAAACTAGTAAGGCTTTAGTCTTGTTTGTTAACCATAGGTAGCCCTGTAATTGGTAGTAGTAGTCTTTAGTCGGTATTTCTGTAGCAAAGAAAGGAAATGTAGTAGCATCCCAAGAACTTTTTACGTCTAAAATGAGGCTGGCCGTGTTTACGTCGGGCGTACCCGTTACCCATTCGTTACTGAAATGTTCGTCGTTCTTTAAAATAAAGCCTAACTCTAGGACCTCGCTAGCTAGTTTAATGCTTTCGTCTTCTACTAGGTTGCCTTTGTCGGTGTAACGCGAGTTAAACGTCTTGACTATTCCGTATTTTGCTAGTAAAACTTGTTCTTCTACGTATGTCTTAGCCGTTTGGCTTAGTATTTCGCTTTTTGAACGCGGTGACGTCATTACTTTTCCAAGTGCTGAGCATCGAACTTTAAAAGCAGTCATAGGGCGTTAAGCATTTCGGTTTGTGACTCAGTCAAAGTGAAGCTAGACGTTATCTTTTCCTTAGTTACTTTGCCTTCTACGATAGCTTTGCACGCGTCTTGAAAGCGTTTGTTATCAATAGCGGGTAATTTCTTTACTTGTTCACCGCTTGCGTCCGTGTCTTTGTCTGTAACTAGTCCTAAAGCTGAACTGAGGGCATAACGTCGAACGTAAGTAATAGCCGACCCCATAACTTGAAAGTCGTTCATGCCTTTGAGTTGTACGCCTTGCGGTATTGCCGTAGTGCTTTCTATAGTTTCACCGCTTTCTACGTGGAAAATGCACGTTACTAAGTCTGTGCCGTTAATTAACTGCGTAAAGCCTAGTCCGTGTTTCTTTAGTAGCGGGTTAATCTTGTCGAAAATAGCGGGTAAGTCGGCGTAAGAATAACCGAACCCCTGAGTTCCTTTGTGAATTACTGGCACTTCTTGTTGGAAATTAGCCAGCGCTTTAAATAAATTTTTCATAGCTTGTTTTTAAATTGTTATATGCAAATATAAGGTTTATTTTAATTCCTTGCACTTTTTTTTGTACGTCGATATAATTTTTTTTAGTTCGTCGGTGGTGTACTTACGCACCTCATGGGCCTCAGTATGTAATTTTATTAGTCGTTCAGCGCCTATTCGCTTTTCAATGCCTATTTGATATTCTAAAAGGTTGCCGTGTTTATATCGGTTACAGGTTACGCATTGTGCATGAACGTTGTCTTCGTTGAATGTAACGGCTTTGTGTCCGCCCATGCTGAAATAATGCCCAGCGTCGTACTTTTCACCTAAAGAACCGCTGCAACTGACGCAAGGCTTACCTTGATCCCTTAGACGTATGTATGTATTGAATACTTTTTGTGCTTCTTTAAGCCAGTCTGAGTTCGTTTTTATTTCGTTCTTAAGCTTGGCCTTAGTCTTTTTCCATTCCTTAGCCTTAACTTCTTCTACGAAGGCTTTAATACATTCGTCTCTTAGGCAATACTTGGCATTAAAACGGACAGGCTCGAACTTGTCTTTACAATTTTTACAACGTGGCATTTTCCTGGTTTAATATGTATTCGCTCCATTGTTTAGCCATAGCGTTTGCTATTCCGTCAAATGTTTTACTTCTTAGCGTTCGTCTTTGTTCAGGTGTTTTAGCTTGTTTTAAAGCTTCAAAATACCACTTCGGTTGTTTTTTTAACTTACCATTGTTACCAATAAACTCAATAAATTCACCTTTTCCTACTATGTTTGTAGGTTCTAAGTTTGGAAGTTTAAACAACCAAAGACACGTGCTTTTTTGTGCTTCGTCTCCAAATTGATAAGGTTGTATAATTTGATTGGGCTTTCGTATTTCTGTACTTATTACACTTATAGGGTTTTCGATAGCTTTATATTTAATAGGCGCGTTCATAAGTCGACCAACAAATTCAATAGCTTCTTGTTGGTTATTATATCGTTCTTGGTTTTTACTTCCGTCTTTATTATATAGCCAACGAGCGCCACTAACTGCCAAATAAGTGCAAGGCGGGTGCGCTATCATTAAATCCCAACCTTGATCAATTACTTTAAAAACGTCTTCCTGGTAGTGCCATTCAGGGTGGCCACCGCTACAAGGTAATAAGTCACAACTAAAGGCTTCGTGTCCTAATTTTCTAAATGCTTTTGTTACTGCCTGGCTTTCTTCACAGGCTACTAATACTCTTAATCTTTTCATTTTGTATATATTTTAAGGCTTGGTTTTTATTCTTGAAGTGGTGTACTACAAACTTTCGTTCTGTAAAGTCGTATCTAACGGCTCGTAATTCACGCAACATTCGCATTCGTGTGCATCTTTTGCAACTGAATAGCTTACCTTTTCGCTCAGGTCGTCCGTATTCTCGTCGGTTTTCGTCGTAGCTTGTAAGGGGTTTAAACTTAAAACAGCTAAAGCATTGGATTTTGTC